GTGGTAGCCCGGGCGTGAATTATCCCGAACTTTTCCAAGTGTATCACAGCGTTGGGATACTGCCACTCAAAGGCGGCTTTGGCGTGCTGCTCGCAGCTTAGTAGTTGCTTCCAGGTGTGCTCACAGCGCCGTCATCGGGATAGCGGAAAGAAAAAATGCCCACCCCGGCAGAGCCGGAGTGGGCGAAGCGCTATTTGCGATTGATGAAAAGGCACATGGCAAGCACGCCAATGGCGGCACCCAGCTGCGCACTTAAAAGTGCCGTGATGATGTGACTTAGCATTTCAAATCCTAACTACGCTGCATAGAGCTTTCGCTTGATTGCCTGAGCGACCGCCCTGTTGGTGTCAGGGCCGTGATAACCATCGGCGCCGCATGAGCCGACAGAAATGCCCTTGGCGATGAGCCACTGCTGGTGCCTGTAGATGGTGCCGTTGGTCATCTGACGTGCCTGTACGCCACCGACGATCGGGTAAATCTTGCAGCCGATCTTCTTTTGGAGCGCGAGCACCATGTCTGAGCCGACGCCCTTGCCAGTCTTAACCCACTCGACACACCCTTGGTCGACAGCCCAGAAATACCTTTGATGCGCCACGTGCTGACCGGAAATCAAGCCGTCAACGGAAGTGCCGAGCTGCTTTTGGATAGCGCGGGTAAACTTGGGACCCCAGTAACGCACATCACCAAGATCAGCATCCGTGTTGTCGGCGACCTCGGTATTGGCGCCGGAAAGCGTCTTGCCGTCGCTGAGCCAATAGAGAGTGCCGTCCCAAGGATAGCTATAGTAGGCCTTGATATTGGACTCGCGACCGTTTTGATCGCCCTTGGTGCCGGTGATGGTGCCCTTTTCCGAAATGGAGAACTGCGCCAAGAGGTCGCCTCGCATCGAGCCATAAGGCGAAATGCATACAGCTGTATGGCGCTTCTCATTGAGGTAGATATCGCCACGCTGAGCGGACTTTACGCCCATTTTGCGCCAACCGAAAAGGCCGGTCTTAAGCAGCTGCTCGCGCATGTTGCCGGTATACGTGGCGCCGAAAGTATTGATGCCGACGGCGCGGAGTGCCGTGATGACGGCAGACGAGCAATCGCGATCGCCGCCGGCGATGGTCACGGTCGTGCCATCAGACAGTTTGATTGTCTCTGTCGTGCCGTCGCCCATGCGATTGTATTGCGAATACCCATGACCAGCACCGCCGTCATGGGTTACAAGATGCTCCATGACCTGCGCGAATGCCTCGCGCTGGGTAATCGCCATGGCTAGTCCACCTTGATATCGCCGAGTGCGAGCAGGGCATCGAGCCATTTATCGGTGATGCCGACGCTCTTGAAAGCTGCGTAGGCCACCTGCACGCCGCCGACGCATGCAAAGATTGATGTTACCCAAGCGCCTGGGTCAGTCGGCATCCCGCTTGCCATGGCCGTAAGCGTGCCGCACAGAACCGATACGGCGATCGCAGTCCAACGAGCGGCGCTGCCGGTCATGGCCTTAGTCTTAATGGCCTGCACGATGTATGGCACCACGAGCACCGTGGCGACAGTTAGGCCAGCCTGAATCTCTGTCATTTCGCACTTCCTATCTCGTAGATTCCTTGTCGTAGAGCAGGTCAACCCGGTCGCAGATGTGGTCAACCTTTTGAGCCATGCCCTGGCTGCGCGCCTGGCTGTGAACCAGATCTGAGTGAAGGACGTCATTTGACGCCACAACGGATTCCATCAGGGTTTTCATGGCCTCCATGAGCGAATTGGACCGCTCCATCTGGGCTGCAATTCGCCCCTCCATCTCAGACCGCTCGCGGTCGCGCTGGGCACGTTCTTTGACTTCATCTTGCTTGCGCTCCTCGCGCTTGATGTCGAGCGCACTCTTGCGCTCGTTCTGGAGCTTGTACTCTTCGAGAAATTGCTTGCCAAAATAAAAGGCGATGAGCGCCAGCAGTACGCCGCCGAGCCACGCGGGGCCGTATGGGACGAAGAGCTTTAGCACTTCCATTCATTCACCCCCTCAGCCCCATCACGGCGCTGGCGGGCAATCAGCCAGCGCAAAAGAAAAGGCCCCTTTCGGGGCCGGTCCTACTTACCGAGAATCTTTTTTACGGACGCGCGCCAAAGGACGTTCACATCCTCAATCTTCCAAGGCTCACCGGTCTTGGGGTTAATCGCCCCATCCTTGATGAGAGTCGCGTAGATTGCTGCCATTAGACTTCACCTCCCGCAGCTGCGATTATGTCGCCGAGCTCGGCGAGCGCCTGAAACGCCGTCTCGAGCTGCTTGCCGTTATCGGCGACAGCCTGCTCGGTCGCACCGATACGCTCATCGACCGTGCGATTGCCGGCGATCTGCCGCTCGGCGATTGCGTCAAAGTCGGCCTCGATTTCCTCAGGCGTGGGCGTGCCGATGCGCCGGAAAAACAGCGTGTTGCAGCGCCAAATCTTGTAAGGCTCGCCCTCGGGACCGTTGTCGACGGTATCCTCGGCGATGTCCTTACGAAGCCAGATATTGGCAATGGGGCCGTCCTGGATGACCGTCACCTTTGCGGGCTCGCGGTCGCAAAACTCAAGCTCGAATTGCATGAGAACTCCTAAATCTGTCGTGTCTAGCGATTACCTTTTTGGCTTGGCGGCGTGCCGGATAGAGACCGTTCTCGTCGCAAAATTTCTGGCTGTCGGTATGCTTGAACCAGCCGCAGTAGGCGACCAGGCGTCGTGCCAGCCTCAGATTCGTCGGCTTTCGACGGCATCGGAATAACGCTCGACGTCCCTTGCGAAAGGTCTTGTCGCGGATGGTAATCCGCTTGCGCCTAACCACTGGACCGGCAATGTCCGTCGGCTCATCGTCGGTTGCCCTGCATACCTTCCAAGGCTTGAGCTTTAGCCCAAACTCGGCCTTGAGGTACTTTGCGAGGTCTCGCGCTGCGCACTTGAGGTTGCGCTTGTCGCAGCCGAATAACCAGATATCATCGACGTACCATGCCTGGTGCTCGACAAGAGCCACGCGCTTGCCGCGGCGAATCTTATGCATGTCCTCAACATGGTGGTAGCCAAAGCTCAGGATGAGCAGCGCCATCCTGAGCGAAAAATAGCTACCGATCATCAGATGTCCGTCTGGATACGAGTCCATGATCGCCTTGGCGATACCGAGCACGACACCCGAGCGCACGTACTTCTCGAGCACTCGCATGACGTCGGCGCACCTCACGGACTCATAGCAGGATTTGACGTCCAAATGTACATGGTAGGCACATTGGTTGACCCATTTCTGCACCGTCGGTGCCGCGCGGAACTGGCCCATGCCGGGTCTGTTGACCTGCCAATAGCCGGTTTTCGCGCGCATGAGCGAATCGATGGCGAGATCGACGGTGTAGCCGCAGATCTGCTGCTTGACACCTTCGACGCCGATATTGCGCAGCTTGCCTCCGTCTTGTCTCGGCCTCGTGATCAGCGATTCGAATCGCAGCGTGCCGGCATTGGCCTCGGCTACGATCTCGGCGATAAGGGCATCGGGCGAGCCATATTCCTTGTACACACGCCATTCATTGGTCCGGCCTGATTCGCCGGACCGCCAATTTCCATAGGCCCTGCCGACAAGATCAGTATCGACGGCAAGGCCTTTGCAGTAACTTTTCATTTGACCAAATAAGCTCTCTGATTGCATTCCGAGTGGTCGGCAAAATGCCTACTGGCCCGGTGGTCTTATATGCCATTTCACTTGGTTAAGCCAGGCGTGCCCGATGCTTCCACCGGGTACGCTGCCGTGCGGGTTTTATATGGGAGCTATCAATCAGATTCGCGCGAAGCGTTGTTCCACCTCGCCCTGTCCGGCCAGTTGTTAAGGTTCGCGCGGCGCAAGCCAGCGTTAGAGCCATTCCTGAGGTTGCCGAACACCTGGACGAAAAAGGAATTCCACCTGCATGCACGGCAGGTCCCTGGGTCGTTTTTCAGGGGCGCCGCCCCTCTGCCGACTTACGCCGCCTGCGGCGGCACGTCGGCATTCGCCCTGTTTCGACCATTTGGCGAGACGCGCGAAGCGCCGGTCCACCCCACCCAGCCCGGCCAGACGTTAAGGCTCGCGCGGCGCAAGCCAGCGATAGAGCCATGCCCGAGGCTGCCGAACACCAGGACTTCATACGTATTGGTCTTTTTCCCACCGTAATACCAAATGCCGTCACCGACACCTGCGCCGGTGGAGCCGCCGGTGCCATATGGCACCAAAGAACCCTTGCCCTTGACCATTGCCGACGGGTACATCTCGCCATCGGCGGACTTGATCGGCAAAGTGAAAATCTTGGTGTAGTCGGAGGTCACGGAGGTAGCAGACTTGGACGTGTCCTCGACAAGGTAGTAGCCATAGCCGTCATCCTCGCCCTTGACGAGCTGATCGCCGAGAATCTCCCAGACGCCAAGCATGACCTCGATGCCCTGGATGGTGAAGGGCTCGCGCCCGGATTTGTTGTCGTAAGGCGAGCCGTCGCCGACGATGCCGACGGTCGCGCCGGGATTCCAAGGAGCCGTGGAGACGAGTTGACCGACCTCGGTCGAGATGTTGCCGCAATCGAGCGTCAGGACAACGTTGTCGCCGTCAACCGTTTTCTTGACGATGCTGGCCTGATCCGCGATATCAAAGGCATCGGCATTGCCTCGATCTCGACCGGCGACCTTGGTGGTACCGACCATGACGGCAGAGCCGATGGGCCACTTGTCGGCGACAGTCTTGGCGATGGTGACGGTGGGCGCACCGGTGCCTGCCACCGTAACGGGCGTCTGCTCGGTATGGTTCGAGCAGCCTGCGAAATTGGCCTGACTCGACTTGTGAGCGTACTTGAGCAGATTCATCTCGTAGAGATAGTCGTAGTCGGCGGCGGTGTAGCCGCTGTACTCGCTGCCCTTCTTCTTTGCTGCCTCATTCATCGAGTTATGCGAGCAACTGCGGGTCCAGAGCTTGGCGCCGGCGACCGAGCAGGGCTTACCGGCGGAATCCTTGGATGCCCCGAATGCAGCACGGCACATGAATGGCTCGAGCGTGCCGTCGATGCGCAGCGAGCGGTCCTCAGGCACGTAGCCAACGTGGGGACGGTCGGAGCAGGCAACACGGTACTTGCCGTCGACGATGCCATGGAATACGTAGCGCACGGGAGCGAGGGCGAAAACGTCTCGACCGTCGGTATAGCTGAAATTGCCAAACGAGCGCATGCCGGTGATATGCCATGTACCGGCATCGTCCTTGTAGCCGTTGACATGCTCGTAGCGGAATGGACCGACACCGGCGTAAGGATCGGTGCCGGGCTTGAGCAGCGTGGACGGCACCGGATTGACGATGTCGGCGTTTGCGAGGCTCTTAGTGAGCGTCTGGACGGCATCGAGCGTCTGGTCGACGGCATAGATCTTGCCGTCGCTCTCGGAGCTCAGCCATCGCAGAATGGACTTGACGGTGAACTCGCCCTTGGCGGCATCCCACTCTGGATAAGGCGCAGGCGCGACATTCAGGCTCAGGATGGCATCGGCGACGGCGCTAAAGCCATTCTCCATCGTGTCGTTTGCCGGAAAGATATGATCCATTTAGTCCCCCTTGACGGTCGTATCTACGATGGCAGGCCATGTGTCGCCGTTCTCATCGGTGATACGCTTGAAATACATGCTCTTATCGGCAGAAATAGAGCCTCGCGCCTCATCTGCCGCAAGGCGCGCGTCGGCGGCAGCGGCCTCAGTATCCTTGATTACGGCGGCGGCGCTATCTGCCGATTTGCCGGCATTCATAGCGCTAGCAGCAGCAGATTGTTCCGATTTCTCGGCGGCTTTGGCAGAGGCGGTCGCATCGTCGCGAGCGGCCTTGGCAGATGCAGCCGCCTTTGCAAGATCGCTAGACATCTCGACAAAGGAGGACTCGCGCTCCTGCTCGTTGGCCTCGCGCTGGCTCTCAGCATCAGCGCGTTTCGACTCTGCCTCGGCACGCGCCTGCTCATCGATTTTCGCCTGTTCCAAAATCGAGATATAGACCGTCGCCTGCTGACCGCCGATATCGGCACTTTGCAAGACCTTGACCGAGCATGTCTCGGTCGTGTCGAGGTAATCCTCTCCCCTGTAGATTTCGTAATACCAACGCGCGAGGCCGGCATCGGTCGACATCTCTGCCGGCAGCAGGTGACGCACCATGCCGGCTGTTGCGTTTGTGACTTCGATTTCAGACGGTCCAACGAGCTGACCACCACCGGTGGTGCCGACGAATCGCACTGTACATCCGGTGAGATCATATGGGACGCCCTTGGAGGCGATGCTTACCGTGAGTTCACGGTTTCCGCGCTCGCCTCGGCGCAGCGGGTCGATTCGCTGCTCCTTAAAGGCGTTCTCGGGCTTTTTGGTGTCAAATGTAAGCTCTTGAGCCATAACGCCCCTCTCTTTACTTGATTAGCTTTGCGATGGCGGCGCACTGACCGCTCGACATGACGAGGACGAGGACGGTATCCCCGACCTTTGCGTCGCAGTAACGCGAACAGGCGGTCAGGTTCTCGGCAGCGGAAAGTCGCACCTGATATGCGCCGTCCTTCACCGCCATCACCTTGCCTCGCACGTGGTAATCGGGCGAGCGTGGCGCCTGACTGAGCCGCAAGGCGCGCTCGGCCTCGCGGACCATGCTGTCGGCCATGGTCTGACCTCCTTTACGCTGCGATGACCTGACCGGTCACATCGATAAGCAGGTCGCGCCTGATGAATTCTCGAATCTTGACATTCGACTCGCCAGTCGGCGTGCACGAGGTGTCAATTGAGGTGATCGCACCTTGGCGTTTGAGACCTGAGTACCGCAGGCCGGCGGCATCGTTGATTTCCACAGGCACGAGCAGCGTCTTGACCTTGGTGTACTGGATTTCGGAGCTGCCGTCGAGCAGCTTCTTTCGCGCGAGCGCCTTGAGGTTTTCAAGGCGCTCCTCCTGGGTCTCACCGTCGAGCTCGCTGACCCGCTCGACCGTGGAGTTCTCGCGCCACGATCGCGAGGGCAGCGATGCCCTGCTCTCGGGGTCGATGTTTCGTGCCTGGGCTACAAGCGTCTCATCGTCTGTCTCATAGGTGAGTACGACGATGTTGGGCGTGTTGCGCCAATCGTTCTCAGACGAGATTCCAGGCATGAGCGTCGATGTCTCGTCGTTGGCAAACGTCCAGGCGAGCTCGCGGGCGGTCGGCTCGACGTAGGGCTTGAGGATGACCGTGCCGTAGGCATCGGTATCTGCGGAGCCGTAGCCCGCGGCATCGAGCAGGTAGTTGACCACATCGAGCAACGTATCATCCGGCGCGAACGTGTGGTCGCAGCTCAGCAGATAGCTGGATGACTGGCAGTTGGTACGCAGGCCTGCGCCGGTGATAATCTTGTTGGCGGCGGCGATGGCGTTGGTGCCAGCCGCGACCGTGTATGGCACCTTGAGCTTTGTATCCGACAGTACCTTGAGTAGCGAATAGAGCTTCGCGGTGCCCGATTGTCTCACGCCACCGCCATCGAGCGAGGTGTAGTCGGGCTCATCGGACTCGACCAGGACGGTCGCGCGCCTTTGCTCGACCGTCTCACCGTTTCGATCGCGGAAAGTATAGATGAGCGCAAGCGCGTCCACCTCGTCGGGCGCGGTGCCGAAGTACTTGAGCGAGCCGGACGTCTTGAGTGTGTCGAATGCCGAGCGGTTGATGCTCGCGCTCTCGATGTTGTCGTAAAGTCCGAGCTCGTCCCACGTCCCCCATTTGATGCGTCGGTAGAGCCATCCGGCATCATAACGCGCGCCCTTCCAGTCAGCCATCAGACCTCACCGCCATCAACGCGTGTGATCGACACCGAGACCGAGGCGCTGTAATCCTCGAAGCCGTCATACTCCTCATCGATTTTCGCGGATGCAGAGCAATGAAAAACGTCGCCGGACAGTCCCTTGTAAATCTTGTCGCCGGAGGCAAAGGTCATGCTCTCGAATGCGCGCGCCTGCTCTCGCGACTCGACCCAGCCAGAGAAGTCAATCTTGAGCGAGCGTTGACGCGATTGGATAAGCAGAGGCCACGTCCTGCCATCGAGCTCGACGACCTCATCAGACGGGCGTGTCGGCGTGCGTGAGCCGGATGGCTCCCACATAGCCTGAGCGACACCGCCATCGTAGATGATGAACCACCACGGCGTCTCGATGACGCCGGTGGCGGTCGAGGTGTTGACGGCGCCGGTGCCGGAGGCCGTGACGGCCTCATAGGTGTACTCGATGTTGAGCGGCGCGAAACGGTCGATGACCTCGGCGCCGTCGCTCATGTCCGAGCCGATCTTGATGCGACCGGCCTCGGTCACACGGTAGAGGTCGAGCCGCACGGCGGTGGCGAGCTCGCTGTCGCGCGAGAGCCTGACCTGCACGGTCGCGCATCCGGTGGTCGGGTCCGTCTCGACGAAGATGTTGCCTCGCTGCGGCAGTCGGAACTTGGTCTTGACGGTGCGCTTTGTGGTCGCCGTGAGCGACGAGGTCGAACGGGACGTGGCGCTGATGACGTAGGTCTCGCCGTCGACCGGAACCCACTCGTCGGTCGTGATGGTGGTCGTGAGGGACTTGCCGAGCGACTTGGTAAAGACCGTCTCGTCGCCGCGCGTGATCGTGAGCGTCGATGCCTGCACGGTGCCCGATTGGTCGATATACGTCAGCTTTATCGAGATTGGCACGTCGGTGATGACGAAGCCGTCCGCGGGCTGCTCGATGACCACGGTCGGGCGCTGCCGCACGCTAAATGTGCGGTTAGCGGACCAGGGGCCGAAATTGTCATCTGCACCCTTGGTGCGGACGCGCCAAACGACCTGCTGGTTGACGCCATAGACGTTTGCCTTGACGATTGTGCTCTGATTGCCAGTGACGGTATCGACCGTCCAGCTGCTGCCGCCGTCGGTACTGATGGCGAGCTCAGCCTTTTGCTGTTCAGAGCCGTCATACGGGTTGTGTCGCCATTGGTATGCAACAACCGACTCGTTGGACGCGATGACACCAGACGATGCCGGCGTCACGAGCGTCGGTGCCATCGGCGGGCAGATCGTCACGACCGAATCTGACTCGGACCACCCACTGTCGAGGTGTAGGCGCTTGTTTCGGGCGCGCAACTTGAAGGTGCCGCCGCCGAGGTCGACATCGAAGGTCTTTACGAGGCCGTCGACATAGGTCGACTCGCCCCAGTCACCCCATCCAGTACTCCCCTGCTTGCACGTCTGGTACTCGAGCGAGGTGGCCGTGTTGGAGTTGTTGTCGAGCACGGCAGTGACGATCGTGTTGCTCTTGCGCGCGACAGAGACGAACCTCGGCGGCGCCGGCGTGTTGTAGATCGGCCCGGCGTACTGGTAGTCAGGTGCGGAGCTGTTGTAGTTGTTAGGTATGACGCGCCACTCATACGAGTGGTCAGGTGCGGTCGATGCCGTCCAGGACGTCGGTGAGTTGGTGAGGTCCGCCACATTCGACCATGCACCGCCGTCGATGCGCTGGTCGATGTAGATGTGCCTGTACGGACGGGCGGCATGGGCGTTGTTTCCCCACGACAGCTTCGCGGAGCTGTCCGATTGGCGCTCAACCTTGAGACTGGAGATATTGTAGGGCTGCCATTCGGGCGCGCTGACCGTCTCGACACCATCGACCGATGACTTGTGATAAGCGCCTGAATATGAGGTGTAGTCCGCAGAAATGCTCGCGCGAGCCGTGTGGCCGTATCCAACATCACCCCAGTCGCACCACCCGGTATCGGCATATATGCCCTGACCGTAAAGCCTGACGGTCTGACCCCAACTCGTCTTAAGGATGGTGCCGTTGAATGACGAGTTGGCAGAGACCTCGACATAGTAACGAGCCTTGAGATTGACAACGTCATCGCGGTAGTTCTCGAAGCTGTAGGCGACGACCACGCGGAAAAGCGCTGCCGGACCAGCCCAGTTGCCGGCATGATAAGCCATGCGCTACCTCCCATTCGCTGTCATCGCCTGGTCGATGGCACCGAAAACCTTGTATGCGACCGCATCCGCGATCTCATCGGCGTCGCCGTTGGCGTAGACGGTAATCTGTAGGTTGTTGGTCGAAGCTGCTGTTGCGTGACGCTCAAAGGTGTCCTCGATGAATCCGCGCAGGATTGAGAGCGGCAACACGGCCTCGGGACCTGCCTCGCCGCCGACCATGGCGCGGTCGCCGTTGAAGCCGAAAAGCGTAGGTCTGTTCAGGATGCCGCCCTTGGCATACCATTCGACGCTGATCTTGGGCGTCCTCGGCGGAACGATTGAGAAATCACCGCTGATGGAGAAGTGCGGCAGGTTGATGTGTGGCAGTTGCAGCTTGCATCCGCTGAAAAAACCCGAAATCGCATTTAGCGCGCCAGACACAGTAGATTTCGCTGCGCCGAGCTTGTCGGAAAAGAAAGTAACGACCCCCTGCAAGGCGCCGCCCACGATTGAGGTGATCGCATTAAATTGGCCGGAAAAAACGGAAACCACAGAACCGAGAATTCCGCTGATCGCACCGGCAAGGCCATTTAAAATTCCAGACGCGATAGAGGACAAGCCGTTCAGGATTGTCTGCACTCCATTTTGCGCCATCGTAAAATCGCCGGTAAAAATACCGACAATTACGCCAAGAACGGTATCAATTAAACCTTGGACAACGGCCATCCCACCGGTTATGACCTGGAGCAATCCCGATGCGAAAGCCATGGCGCCGGAGACGATAAAGCCGAATCCGGTGATGTATCCATCAACAAGAGACTGAAGCGCCGGCAGCAATCCGGTCGTGAAAAATACCGACAGCGCATCGAGCACCGGCTGGATTTGCGCGACCGCCTGCGAAATCGTGTCGCAAATCTGCTGCCAGATTCCCATCACGGTATTTCTAAAGCTGTCGTTGGTATTCCACAGATAGACGAGCGCTGCCGTCGCCGCGGCAATCGCGATTGCAACAAGTCCGATCGGTGAGAGCAGGAAACTGACTGCACCGCCAAGTGCCGTGACACCGCCTGAGACGGCGGCAAGAATCGGCACGATGTTCGCGCCGATGGCAAATGCCGCGATGCCGGCGGCACCGCCGGCCACGGCGGGCGCGATCTGGTCGAAGTTGTCGATGAGCGTGCCGATTGCCGGGACCACATCGTTGCTGATGGTCTGGACGCCCTCGCGCAAGGGCTCCTTGAATTTGTCGTAGAGCTTGAGGCCGACTTCCTCGAGCGCTGAGTCGAGATTGCTCAGGTCGCCGGCGAGGTTGTCGGTCATGGTTGTGGCCATGTCCTGCGCAGCGCCGTTCGAGTTGTAAAGCTCGTCACGGAAACTGCCGAGCTCATCGGTGCCTGCGTTGAGGATGAGGTTGAGGCCCTTGATGGAGTCGGCGGTGAAGGTCGATTGCAGGGCGCTCGCCTTTTCCGCGTCACCCATGCCGTTTGTCGCGCTCTCGACATCACGCATGATGTCGACCATGTCGCGATAGTTGCCGTTGGCGTCCATCACGGCGACACTCGTCTCGCCGATCTTGATGGCGCCATCGGACATATTCGCCGTCATGTCGCGCATGACTGCGTTGAGCGCGGTGCCGGCCTCGGAGCCCTTAAGTCCCTGATTTGACAGCTCGGAGATAAAAGCCGTCGTGGTCTGGACGTCCATGCCGGCGGCGTTGCAGTTGGCGGCGCAATTCTTGAATGCGGCACCCAATTGCTCGACGTTGGTGTTGGCGTTGCCCTGTGCGTATGCCAGAACATCCGTCATCGTGGCGGCATCGCTCGCCTGCATCGAGAATGCCGACAGGTAGTCGGTGAGCAGGTCGGACGCAGACGCAAGGTCCATCGAGCCGGCCTGTGCGAGCGTGAGCACGCCGTTGATTGCGTCGAGCGATTGCTCGGTATCCCAGCCCGCAAGGGCCATGTAGCCGAATGCGTCGGCGACCTGTGCAGCGGAGAACGTGGTCGTGCCGCCGAGCTCGCGCGACTTCGCCTCAAGGCGCTCCATGTCATCGGCGCTCGCGCCGGACAGCGCCTGGACGTTGGACAGCGACAGCTCGAACGTCTTACCGAGGTCGATGACCTCCTTGGCGGTGTCCTTTGCGCCCTGGGCGACGCGCGAGAGCGCATCGCTCGCGAGATTTGACAGCACGCCCTTGGCGACGGTGAAGCCGTCGTTTGCACGATCGGCTGAATCCGCGAGGTTGTCCTCCTCGCGCGCGAGCGCCTCGGCTGCGTCCTCGGCGGCGCGCATCTTGGACTCGTTTTGACGAAGCTCGGAATTGAGCTCGCGGATGTTGCCCTCAAGCTCCTTGGCCTCGGTCGAGTCCTTGCCCTTGGCGATTACGGCATCGGCGTATGCCGTCTGCAACTGCTTGAGCTTCGAGCGCTGCTCGTTGATCTTGTTGGACAGCTGCGTGTAGGCACTTTCGGCCTGCTGCTCGGCGTCGGCCTGCTTCTCGATCTCGGTGCTCGTCTGGCTGATGGCGGCACGGACGTTCTGCTGTGCGGCCTTTGCCTGGTTGAGCTGGTTGGTGAGCTTCTGAGACGATGCCGAGTTCTCGCCGAAAGCGGCGTTCGACGCCTCGAGCTGTGAGGCGAGCGCGTTGATCTTCTGCTGTAGCGTCTCGTCCTGCTGCTCGAGCAGCTTCTTCTTGCGCGTAAGCGCCTCGACCGACGCGCCGGTGTTTTTCATCTGTGCGGCGTTCAGCTTGAGCTCGCCGCGGAGCGTTGTCATAGTCGAGTTGGCCGACTTGATGGCGGCGCGGAACTGCTCGGTCTCGGCCTTGAATTTAATTTCGACCGTATTCTTACTCGCCACTACTTCTTTGCCTCCTCTCGGAGTTTGTTCTCGACAGACGATTGCCAGAGGTCATAGGCGTTTTTGTTCGCCATGACGCTCAGAAGAAAAGGAATGTCGGCGTTAAAAAAAATGTCCTCGGTCATGCCGAGGACGAGGACGTAAAAGGCGTAGGCATCTTCAACGTCGGTGATTTCAAATTTCGGAGGACGCGTGGCCAGCTTGGTTTTCTCCTTGGCGCCTAGTTCCCTCGCGCGCTTTCGGAATGGCTCTGAAAACGCGCCATCTCTTTTGGGGAGATCAGCGCCATCGCCGCCATCGTGACGGCGTTGACGTCGGCGGGCGCCACGGCGATAAACTCATCCTGCGTGAGCGCATCGGCGAGCGTGCCGTTGTCCTCGATGTACTGGCATAGATATCCGCAATAGACAATGTCGAGCATCTTGAGCACGTCATCGGCTGCACCAGCCATGACCACATGGCTGAATTGGGAGTAAAGCTGCTTATTGAGCGCTCGTAGCTTGATGAGCAGCCCCCAGGTGATCGTGAGCTTGAGCTTGGTGCCGTCACTCATCTCGATCTCGGTCGAGGCATTGATATTGCGCTTGGGCTTGGGCATTTCGCGTCCTCCATAAGGGCCGGGGCGCCAAAGCGCCCCGGCATCTGTTAGTTAATCTCCTGGACGAGGTCAGGGTTGACCTTGCGAATCTCGGCGAGGCGATTCTCAGTGATGCTGAGCACATCGCCCACGGCGTGCACGCGCTTCGAGCGGCGGTCGATAAAGGCCTTTAGGACCTGGACTTTCACCTTTTTGATCGCCATGGCTAATCAGCCGCCTTGACAAGCTCCGGCGTGAAGCTCTCCATCCAGGCGTTCTTTACGTCCTCGGTGGCATCTTCGAGGTCACACTCATAGTGGCCGAAGCCATTCTCATCCGGCGAGAATCCGATTTCGACCTCGAACTCGGCGACCTCCTCGGCACCGTTCTCGATCTTGGATGCGGGGCCGGTATTCATCACGCAGACGGGCCATGCCTTGAGCTTCTCGTTTTCGTCCTCGTCAAAAACTCGACCGGTCAGCACGAATTCCGGATGCACGGACGAGCGTCCGTAGCCGGTGACACCCGGCTTGAGCTTGTCGGACTTCATGGCCATGAGGCTGTTGTAGAGGTCTCGGGGCATGTGCGCGGTCAACTTGAGCGTGCCGCTACCGGTACCGCGCGTGCGCTTCTTTGCGACCACGCCTCGGCACTTCTTTGTGATCTGAATAACCTCGGTCTCCTCTTCAAGGGATCCGATGCACCCGATCGGGCACGTCTCGGTGCCGAGCTTCACGACGAGCTGTCGCACTTCATATTCGGAAAAGACGGTCGTTTTGATTGCCATCTCAGCTCCATTCACTTGTAATTGCCTGCACGCAGCGCTCGACAATCCTCGGGATTACCGACTCCGCGCCACGCTTGAAAAATTGCTGATTGCCGGCATGCCTGTTGGTGTTGCTGCCGTCATCGGGAAAGTAGAGGTATCGATAGTTGCCCTTGGCGGCGACCGTCACGGCAAGGTTCTCATTCGTGCGGTACTCGGGCCAATCTGACACTTTGGCAGACGCCTTGTGACCTTTAAAGGTCCTTCCTGATGCATGGATAAGCGGATTGATGCCGCGGTAGATGACGGGACCGGCCTCGTTATGCAATACCTCGTTGATGGCGCGCTCGGCGTTGTCTGGGTATTGCTGAGCCGCCACGGTGACGGCGGCAAAATCGGCCTCGCCGATAAAAGCCCAGCCGCTCACGACTTGACCGCCTTGACGAATCGAAGCGTCATCATCTCAACAACGTCCTTGGTGCCGGGCTTGGTCGTGTAGTAGTAGCCGATGGCGGTGCCGTGGTCCAGGCGCATGCCAGGGATTGCGGTCATCGCGGCGATCACCTCGGCGGCAGCACCGTCGGGCACGTAGCTCTCACGCACCATCGCGACCGAATATGCGTTCGTATATCCGGTCAGGTTATCTTTCGCGCGGGTCTCCTCGCGAGAAAAGACCGTGTAGTCCCACGGGTCGCTCTCTTTCAGGGCGGCGGCGGTGCCGTAGAAAACGACATCGTCGACGGTCGCGAGCGCATCGCGGATGCGGTCGAGCGTGCTATCTTGCGTCGACATACGGCACGCCCCCCTCAAGGTAGAGATACATTTCTGTATTCGTCCTGTCGATGTGAGCGATGCCGTAGATCGTGGCACCGATGACCGCTTTCATTCCTGGCTTTACTGCCTGGATGTTGTGAGTGCAGATCTTCGCGCTGCACGTGAATCCTAGGCGCTCGGATACCTCATAGTCCTGGTCGCGGACTGAACACGAGCGGAAGAAAAGACGCACGAGCGCATCGAGGTCGTAAGGGACGCTCGGATTGCGCTTCGCGCCGAAAGAGGACGGCGTGCGGGTCTCGATATAGATCCCAACCACGCCGTCACTATAGCTCGGTAGAGGCCGTTTCTTTAGCATATTCCACCGCCAACCACCTATCTCGGCACTTGGCGATCTTCTCGGCGTAATTGACCTCGAAATCGTCGAGCGCGTCATTCCACTCGTAAAAGCAGTATGCGAGATAGAGCGCACGCTCGGCACCGGCGTCGTTGAAGTCAAAGGAGCCATCGGAGATGCCGAGCATGGAGCGGAGGTCGAGGTCGGCCTGCTCCATGATCTCGGCAATGCGCTCATCGACCTCATCGTCTCGGTAGGTCACGCGCAGTTTGTGCCGCACCTTGTCGACAAGCTCCATGCGCTACCTCCTACTTAGGCTACGGGCAGCTCGGCGGTATCCTCGACGGCGTGTGCCTCGGAGGTGTCGGACTGGGTCTCGACGCTCGCGGCAGCGGCGGCGTTGACATTCTTGACCGTGACATATGCCGGGTCGAGGTTCGAGATGTCGAGCACGGCGAAGCTGGTGTTGTCGTAGGCGCGACCGGCTGCATGCTGGATGAGCTTGAAGGTGCGGACATCGTCGAGGAAGTGGACGGAGTCATCGAAGATGATGGCGCCGTTGCGCTTGCCGCCGACGGCGAGCGTGTAGTCATCGATGACGCCGAGCACAGCGGTGCCGGTCTTGACAACGTTGGACTCGATGACCTCGGTCGGGAACGGGAACAGGTCGCGCACGTAGCCGCCGACCTCGGGAGCGAGCACGGTGGTCGCAGGCATAACCTTGGTCAGGTAGTCAATCGTGTTGACGAGCAGCACGACGCCCTTGATGTCGCGCATCTTACCCTTCTCGGTACGGGCGACCTTGGCGACCAGCTTGCCGTAATCGACGGGGGCGAAGGAGGTGACGGCGACCTTCTCCTTGTCCGGGTAACCGGTCGACTGGTTGTAGTCGCCGTTGGGATTCTTTGTCATACCGATGGGCATGTTGACGCCGGTGCCGTTGACGATGGCATCCTCAAGGCCGTAGCCGAGCGCCTCGGCAAGGACGGCGCGGATGAATGCATCAAGGAATACCGGTCCCATGTCGAGAAGGTCGAGCGGAATGATGCAGAAAGCGGTGTATTTTGCCTGCGTGATGTCGAGGACTTTGAGCGCGCCCTTGATCTCGTCGGTGACTTTGGAGTCGATGGGGCCCCAGGAGCCCTTCTGGACGGTGGAGTCGTTGATGATCCACTTGGTCGAGTAGCCGGCATTGGCAAAGCGGACCTTGCTGAGCAGCGGGCGAGTCTCGATGAGGTAGCGAAGCACGTCCTCAATGACGGTCTCGGGCATCAGGTCATCGACGTTCTCATCTTTGAGGATGTCGATGAAGGACTGCTTAGACTCGGCGTTCTTAAGCGCCTGGGCAATGCCGGTGTACCACGAGGACTCCTTGGCGGTCAGCGTGCGGTAGCCACGATTTGCAAGGACCTGATCGTCCTTGGACTGGCTGTAGAGATCGAAGTCGGCGCGGATGGACTCGGCAATCTCGTTGCCGAAAGCATCCCAGGCGCTCTCCATCTGTTTCTGGTCGCCGGACTGGAAAGCCTCGGCGATCTTGGATGCACTCTTGGTGGTCTTGATAAGGCTCATTGAGTCTCCTATCTATTTCGTTCTAGTTGGCGAAAAGGCTTGCGAATGCGGCGATGCCGTCGGCAAAAGCCTGCTTCTTGTCGGGGTCCTTCTCAGGGTCCTCGGGCTCGTCATCGGAGCCGGCACCATCACCGTCCCCATCGCCCTCGTCATCGTCCGAATCGGAATCGCCGTCATCGGCGCCGGAATCGTCGTTATCATCGGCGGCGTCACCGTCATCGGTATCGTCCGGGTCATCATCGTCATCCTTGGCGGCGGCACGATGCTCGACGGATGCCATGACGAGCGCCATGAGAGCATCACGGGCACCCTGGGACGCCTTGTCACCGCTCTCGAACGTCTCGATTTCGGTGGCAAAACCCATATCGACGGCATCGGCAGGACTGATCCACGTCTCGGCATCCATGAGCTCGGTGAGCTCGTCCTCGGTGATGGAGACGCGCGCCATGTATGCCGACTTCGATGCGCTCGTGATGGTGTCCATATCGTCGGCGAGCTTGCGCAGGTCGGCGGCGTTGACACCCCATGCGCTCGTCCAGGCGTTGTGGATCATCAGCAGCGATGCATCAGACATAAGGCGCTCATCGCCAGCCATGAAAATCACGGACGCGATCGAGCAGGCGAAGCCGTCGCAGGTGGTGCGCACGCGCGCCTTGTGTCGGCGGAGCGCCGAGTAGATGGCAAGGCCCTCGGCGACCTCGCCGCCATAGGAGTTGATGTGCACGTTAATCTGGGACACATCGCCGAGCTCGTCGAGCTGCTTGGACAGCTTCGGCGCGGACATGGCGTCATCGTCCCACCAGCACGAGCTGATGTCACCGTAGATGTCGAGGTCGGCGGTCGTGCCGTCCTCGGAGGTCGTGAGCTGAAAATATTTCTTCACTAGATTTCACCCCCTTGATTCGCATCGCGGAGTACGTCCTCAACGGCGCCAAGATTCTTGGTAATGAGGCGTTTGTTGGCGAGGTCATCGTCAACAGGCTCGTAACCGAGTGCCTTGAGCACGTCGTTGATAGTGAAAACGCCATAGGACACCAGCTGCGAAGCGGATGCCGCGGCATCGAAGATGTCGATGTGCTTGATGGTGGTCGTGTCGACTTTCACCTTTGAGCCGGCCATGATTTCGTCGGGCTCGAAATTCTTTCGCGTGACCTCGTCCGAAATCATCTTCGCCTCGGGGTCGACCGAGAAAGTGAGCATCGTGTTCACGAGGTCGCCCATGTTGGTCATGTCGCCATACATGATCGATTTCGGGACCTTAAAGGCGATGGCGGCGCTGTCGTAAATCTCTTTACGGAGGTCGGAGATATCAGTAGGCTCGACTGCGTTCTCGACCTTGACCGGCTCAAGGTGTGAGCCCTTTGTCTCGAAATATACCGAGTTGGCATTGTCGATGAAGGTCTCGAGGTTGCGCTTGAGCATGGCCTCGGTATCTTTCTCGTCATTGAGGCCACCGGTCAAACCACGCTCCATAACGAGCTTGTACTTCTGGCCTGAGGTCGCCTTGTATGAAGCCATCGCCGACGCCATAAGCGTCGAATACGAATCGAGCATGCTCTCGACGTAGCACGAGACATTCTTGTCGGCGAGCTTGAAGAACATACATTCGCTCGCGCGGTACTTCTTGATCAGGTTGGCGTTGCCGACAACGATGCCGCTGAAAATGTCCTGCTCAAGAGGATGCTCTTCGCGACTGTAGGAATCAGCGACGTAGAAGCTGTCGCCGACAGGCACGACGAGCGCGTCACCGCGCATACAAAGGCGCTCGACGAGCTCGCACCAAAACTGTGCGGCGTTCTGATTGCCATTAGGCTCGACGTTCAGGCGATACCAGAGGTCATCAGTGACCTCCTTGCCTTGGTCGTAGACGCGGAAAAGGCACATCGCGAGCGCGTTGGCCTTATAGGAGATTGCGGTCGCGAGTGCGATCGCCTTGAAATAGGTAGCAGCGGCGAGCTTGGACTCAACTCCGCTGCCGGCGGCAGGCTTAATCTCGGCCTGCGTCACGCGCAAACCGAGAAAATCGATAGCTTTCAAACGGCCTCCCCTCTAGAAGGTCATGGTCGGGATGATTTCGATGTCGGAGGTATCAGGCAGACGTTCTGCCACCGTGAATGCGGCAGCGAGCGCCATGAAGCCATCGGTCTTACGCGATTTCGGCTCGATCTTGTCGTAGCAGTAATTCCCATGCGCGGCGGCGGTGAGCTTAACGTTATTCGCATACCAGCGCATCATCGGATCGTCTCCCCAGGCGATGCGGTGGTTGATGAGCGCCGAGTTGACGATTGGCTGAATCTGCATCAGGTCGGACGGTCGCACGAGCTTGACGGTCTTTTCCTTCGCGGAAAAGCCGATTGAATCGAGCTCGCGCATGAAGGTCGAATGACGGTACGAGTCGATGGCTCCCTCTTGGATGTCGTAAGTTCCCATCTGTTCGTAGAGCCAATCGGTCACGAGGCTCGCGTGAATCTCGACATCGTCGACGTACTCGAGCAGGCCGCGACGCTCCCACTCGTCGAGCGGTGCCTTGATGCGCGCCAAGTCCTTTGACGCACGGCAGACCCATGAGTGCTGAATCGCGAAATACTCGTCACCGTCTCGGAAAAGCAGCGCGGCGGCAACGAAGTCCTGGGTTTTCGCGAAGTCGATGCCGAAAACACAGGTCATGCCGGAGAGATCTGGCAGCTCGCGCGATGCAGCCTTGAGGTTATCGTAATCGGTGAGCTGGTAGTCCGGGTTGCCCGCCGGGAGGTTCATGCGCTTTGTCATGAAGTCGGCATTGCCTGCGGGGTTGTCCAGGAAGTCCTGATACTCCTGCTCGATCTGACTCATCAAAACTGGCAGGTACGGCAGGCTCGGGTTCGCCTTAACCCAGTTGCGCTTGTCGGAGACTTCGTCAGCCGTATCGAGCTTGAAGATCAGCGGCAGGAATCCGTTGTCGGGAATCTCACCGGAGAGTATTCTCCGCGACTTATCGAGCAGGCTGTCGAGCACGCCGTCACGCACATCGCCATCGGTCGTGATGTACAGGCGGCGCGGATGAGGCTTCTTGCCGAGGCCGGTCGTAAAGACCTTGATGTTGTCGAAGTTCTGGTAGGCATGCACCTCGTCGAAGATGACCATGCCGGACCGCAGACCGTCCTTCGATTTGGGGTTATCGGTGCGGTACTTGATGCGCGAGTTGGTCGACCGGCAGACGATTTCCTCTTTATTCCAGCGGAAACCTTTCTGAAAACGACGGCGCTGACCGGAGTTCTCGAGGATGTTCCAGATGTCGTCGAAAGAGGTCTTTGCCTGGTCCTCTGAGTTGGCGCAAATGTCGACATCGTAGTCGCGGATGCCGTTGACCTTGGTGGTCGAGCAAAACGCGATGAAGCTGCAAAAGCCGTTCTTGCCGGCACCTCGCCCCATGTAGGCGAGCTCTTGGGACCAGCGAGGTGTGCCGTCCTTGTTGAAAACGCACATGAACAGGGCGAAAGCGAAAAGCTCCCAGGCGAAAAGCTCGAATGGAAAATACTTTTCGTAGTGCCGGTATTCAGCAAGGCGCTCGGTGTCGATTATCAATTCCTCGTCGGCGAAAACTCGCCGGAGGTGAGCCATGAGCTGATGCTGATCGGCGCATGCCCTGACCTTGCCGGTCTCGACCATGCGCATGTAGGTCGTGATCTCGGGACAGTTGATGCGCTTGTGCCGCCGCGCGCGTGCGCTAGAACTCACCCTCGCCGTCATCCTCACGGCGCTCGGGAACGACGAGCTTGCAGCGCGCGGTCACGGTGAGCCCGAGCGAGGATGCGCACGCCTGCGCCTGCTTAAAGGCGCGGTCCTGCGCTATCTGCAAGTTCTTGATGTTGAGCGGGTCGTGCTCATCCATCAGATCTGAGGTGTAGCGCTCGTATAGCGATTCTGATACGACGTAGCGCGCGAGGCAGTCGGCATCTGGTTGCCCGAAATTGTCGGGCATGAGCGCCGACAGCATCTCAGCGTATCGCTCAAACTCACGACGGATATCAGGCCACTTGTCAAGGTAGCCGGGCGGCGACACGCCGCGCAGCGCGACCGGCACGACCGACTCGGTCGCCTTGCGGCGCTCCTTCTCGGCCTTGGTCAGGTGCGACTTGCCGCGTGCGGTCAGCACGTCGACCGGCTGCTTGTTCCTGCCAGCCATTCGCACACCCCCCCCTATCGCGATTTTCAAAAACGGAATTTAAAATCCTCTGTCCTATACACCCCCCCCGTTGTTCGCCCCCTACGGAATTAGGGGCTATGGGGTGCTGGGGGCCTGCTTGACGTCAGTCCCAGCGCTCCTTGGTCACGGGCTTGCCCTTGGGCTTGTGCCGCGGACCGTCGAAGCGACCGTGAGCTGCGTTGTGACACGAGTTGCAGAGAGGATGCAGCACCTCGCGCCTCGTCCCATCAGGCAGCTCGACATAACGAGTGAGCGCCATGCCAGGATGCGAATGCACGTGGTACTCGTGGTGTACCGTGTCGGCTCTCACATAGATGCCGTGGTCCGCGCACTCCTCGCACTCAAAGCCGTGGTCCTCAAGGACCTCATGCCTCAGCGCTTTCCACTCAGGACTGTTGTAAAAGACATAGATCTTGTCATCGGCATAGAGCTCGCGAATCCATGACGCGAGCGGCCTGTCGCTCGGGACATGCACGGCGCACCTCTTGGACAAAAGAAAAGGACCGATGGCTGCTGTCGCCCATCGGTCCCTCAACTACCACGATCCTTACCAGCGCGCCCCCGCGCTGTGGTTGCGCACCGAGCAGGGTTGGACTGTCTCAATGCGCGAATCGCAATGATATCTATATCACCACATCGCACAGTCACACCGGCTCACATCGGCTCAATGTAGCTCACATCGGCTCAACTTTTGAGATAGTCGGCATTGAGACCGATGCTGCCGGACATAGCGCCGAGACCAACGCCGTCGATGGCGTGGCGCAGACCGATGCTGTCGATAGCATCGAGCGCCGTCATAGCGCGACGCTTGGCGGTCGCAGGCGAGACGTGGCACACGGCACCGCACGATACCCACGTCTCGGCGTTGAGATAGCGCCAGAACAGCACATCGGCGTATTCGCTACCAAGTACCGCCGAAACTCCTTCTCGTCCGTTCCTGCCGTAAATGAGAGCCGCACAGAGGTTAAGGAGCTTGGTGTCCTCGGCGAGACGAGCACGCATCATCGATTCGTAGTCCACGATCGCGATTGACGCAGCCGTTCCGTTGACGTCCTTGGTCACTCCACGACCGCCGCCGGAGATTGATGACGAGCCGCCAAGTGTGCGATGACGCATGCGCTCGAGCTGCTTCGCCGCATGGTCGCGCTCGATGGCGGCAGATCGCGCGGCCTCGAACAGCTCGCGAGCGTTTTGAAATTCGTCTAGCACAGCTCGGCTCCTTCGCAAATGTCGCGAGTTTTCAACAGCCCAAAAAAGTTTTCAACAGAGAAAGAACCAAAGAGAGGACTTCCTTGTAAGGGTGACTCCCGACGCCCGGCACGTCTCGTTAATAACGAGCCGTGCGTCGGCGTTTCTTTTATTTTATTTTCTTTTATTTTATTACAAGCAACGTTTAAGCTTTGCTTTAGCTTTGCTTTGTTGAAAGTTTCAGCAGGTAGATTAGGCATTTTCACTCTCCTCTTTTTTCGATCTGCCACCAATGGCTGCACTGGCCCTGCGCCTACCGAAGTACCGTGCCGACTCGTCCACCACAGGCGATTTAATTGCACCGTCCCCGAACATCTGTATGAGTCCACATTCGGACAGATCCTTGAGGAATTGCCCCAGGGCGCTCAGGTTATCGCCGAACCAAAGCTCGTCTGCCAAGAGGTACTGGCTCTCGGTATCGAGCACGTCGATGACGTGGCCCTCCTCGGCGGCAAGGCGCTCAAGCAGGCGCATGAACCTGCCGTATCCGTCAGGCCCGCATCGCCTGATAAAACGGCGGCAGGCGGTCGAGTCGGCGAGGTGCGCTTCGTGGGTGAAATACTTGAGCGGAGCAGCGGCAGCAGCCTCGATGTCAGCCTGTGTGACCTTTCTCCTTGCCATCGGGCAATCTCCTAGTCCTTACGTTTTCTTTCCTCTAGATTGGCGTGCCTTTTGGCTCCCCATTTCGGATGGATGGCGATGCACTCGGGACAGCGCTTTTGGTTTTTGGCGCGAGCGGGAAACTGCTTGCCGCAGACGCAGCAGGTGGCGATCAGCTTTGTAGTGCGCTCCCCATGAGCCTTGAGTCCCTGCGCGCGGCACTCGGGACACGTCTTTCGGTATCGGTTCTGGTAGTCAGCGCCGCGGCTCGGATCTGGCAGGAACGTCTTGCCGCAGACGCCGCACTTCCTCGGCACCGACAGCTCGGCCTTGTGGATGCCTGACGCGAGCTCGCAAAGCGCCACGCATTGCCTGAGCGATTCGGCGTCGTGCCAGTCAGGTGTGTCGGCAGAGTTGATGCGAGCCATCAAGCGATGCGGTACGGCGACAAGATTTTCAGGCGCACAGTTGAACGGGTTCTTGTCGGCGCACACGATGTCGCATCCATCTGGAATCGAGCCGTGCACCTTGCGGTAGACGATGTAATGCTTGAACTCCCAGTTGTCTTTTGACATCGGAACCACCGGTTCCTCACGAACCTTGACCAAGATGCCCCCCTTGGTGCGCCGCTCGAAGCCGATGGGCTTTCGCGGCCTGCCGCCGCCCGGGCGACGAGGCCGCATCTGCCGTCCGTTGTTGGCGCGCCACACGTTGACCTGACCGCGCGACAGCGGAAAGCCAAACTCGGCCTCGAATTGCTCAGACAGCACTGGCACGGCCTGTCCCACATCGTGCTCGTTCATCCAGGCATTGTAGGCGGGCTCGCGCGCCCAGATGATGCGCTTGGTCATGGTATCTGGCGCTTTCTCGCGCGAGTGCCTGAGTCCGAGCTTATAGGCCTTTTGCGCGAGCGCGCCGGCAGTCGGACGGCGCCCGAACCGTTTCTCGAATTGGTCGAGCAGATGCGGGACGTGCTCCTTGGCATAGTTCTCGCGAATCCACTCGATCTCTTCGTCGGTCCAGACTCGACTTCCCATTAGAGCAGTCCCTTGGGGATTGTTGCTGTGGCACCGAGTTGATGCTTGAGCTTGATGACGTCGGCGGTCAGGTGTCCGGAGTCGATGATGGTCTCGGCGATATCCTTGACCGCTTTTGCGCGCTCGATCTCGGCCTTGAGAGCATCGGTATCGTTCGGGTCGATATTCTCAAGTCGCTCAAGCTGGCGGAAAAGGGGCGCGTTGATGTCCATTGACATGGTTGCTGTCCTATCTCGTGGTGTTGATTGTCAGAGGTGCTTTACGGATCTGTTGCCGTAGACGAGCGAGCACCAGTCCTCGCCGCGGCGCTCTTGGTAGTCCTCACAGATGGTGGTGTCGCGGACGGCGCGGAGATACGGATCGGGATGCTTACACCACGACCTGTCGTATCTCTCGCGCCACCAACGGCAGGTCTCGCAGCAGGGCGCGGGCGGGCGCATTACCGGGTTTTTGCCAGTCGCGGACGCGCTCGATGCAGTCGATTGCCTTGTTGAGGTCTCCCTTGCAATCGCCCTTGTAGGCCCAGCGCCAGAGGTAATTTGAATGCGTTAGCCCACCAAAAGATAACCATCGGAGGCATCGCCATGCGGGTCGCCCTGGCGAGCATGGCGGCAAGCGCCATGTCGCAGGTAATGAAGCCATCGCCGCGGTAGTGCTCGGGAATGCTCTCAAGCAGCTCCTTGTTCCTATGGTCGATGCTCTCGATGACGTCGTTGATGGTCGTAACCCAGGCGCGCATGGCGCGCTCGGGTACGGACACGATGCCATCCGAGCGGTCCTCGGCCTCGTCGACGAAGTTGAGGTAGGAATTGATGCCACCGAGCGCGCACTTGAGAGTATCGCGCTCGGTCCTGGTAATGAAGCTAGGCACGGTCGGGCTCCTTGTATTTGTCGCAGGTATGGGACGGGTTGACGCTCATGACGGCCTTATCGACCGAGCAGTAGAGGTTGCCGGGGCTGTCGGGATTGACTGGCGGCGTGAAGGTGTACGGCGCAGCAAAACGGCACATCGAGCACGTCTTTGGCGTCTCGGTCTCAGTGGTCGGCTCGTCGCTCATTGGCACTTGCCTTTCTTCTTAGGATTCTTGGTATTTCGGCGCGATCGCTTGAGCGCCCTCTCTCGCGCTCGGTTGGCCTTGCGCTCGGCATTCACGGCGATTTCGGACAGCTCGCGCCAATCGTCATCACTGTGGCTGAGCGGGTTGGCGAATGTGGCAAAGTCAACGGGCACAAAGGTCGCGCGAGGCTCCTGTTGTTTTGGAATCAGGCCGACAATCATGTCGGCAGCTGAGTCAATTGGTGAGCCGTATAAAATTGCATCCTCATACATGCTCGCGACAGCATCGGCCAAATCGCGCGACGATGTCGCAGTCTTGTCGCAGCTCTGTCGCAGTTGCAGGGCGTTCTCGAAAAGCTGCCGAAACTCTGGACGCATCGGCAGAATCAGCTCGCCCTTGTCAAGCCAACGAGGTCCGCTGAAAACGCCATCGCGCCTGAATCGCTCGACGAGGTGCATGCTCAGGTCTCGTGCGCTCGTTATGCGCCCCATCACTCGTAATCCTCGTCATCGTCGCGCGTCCTCACGTTCACAAGCAAAAGGGCGAGTCCGGCAAAGCCCAGGGCGAATGCCGTGATGATGACCGGCACGTACCAAAGGAATGCCAGGCGCGCGAAATAGCAAACCACGGCAGTGATGACCGTGATGGCGATGAGCATGACGATCGAGCCGAGCAGTGCTGCCAGGATGCACAGCAACTTGGCGAGGCGCTCGAAGTTACGGCGGCACTCGGGACGCATTAGCGCTCACCTCCCAGGGCGATGACCTGAGCGCGGCGATGCTCACTCAAGCCACCGACTCGGCGATTGTCGGCGATGGAGTTGGAGTGCATGAATTCCTTTGCTCGGTTGGTCCCGATGCCGGGAATGGCGCGGATGAACTCATAAACCTTCATGCGCTGTATCACGGGCATCTTGATCGCCTCGGCAACGGAGAGCTTTCCATGCTTCATCTCATCCTTGAGACGCATCCTCGCCTTGCGCGTCTCGATGGCTTTCTGGGATGCGGCGAAACGTTCCTCTGGGCTCATCAGCGGGAGTGGGTTGGGGATGCCTTTGCCCATCTCGTCCATCTCGGTAAGCGCTTCGATTTCGGCATCCGACAGCTCGTCGAATTCGTCCATTTCGTCCTCTTTCTGGATGTAAGCAAATAACTCGTTCTTATTTGCTTAGTGGCTGTTACTTAACGTGTTTTTCGTAGGTCTAACTGGGGTTTTTCCAGATTGTTGAATTGTTGAAAACTAGGCTATTGCAACTCCATTGCAACCGCTATTTCTGGCTGTTTTTGAAGTTTTCAACAGCCTTGTCCCATGCCTTGAGGCCGTCTCTGAGCTTGCTCTCCGCCTGCTCCAACTTGACTATGAGCGCCGTATAGGACAACACATCGTCCTGATGGACGGCAGATAACTTTCGGTACATAACTATTAGGTCGTTCTCTTTCTTGGTGAGCTGTGCCTGCTTCAACTAAACACCTCCTTGAATCGCCTTGTAGAACGTCTCTGCCGCCGCCATGTCGCGGCCTTGCAGCATGTGACCGTAGATTCGGATCGTGATTGCCGGTGACGAGTGCCCCAGGCGCTCGCTGAGCGTGACAACGTCGATGCCGTGTGCCAGGCACCAACTGGCATGCGTGTGGCGCAGCGTGTGGAATGTCGCCTGGCGGTCGAGGTCGAGCTTTTCGACCAAGCGCTTGAACCAGCTGCTCAAGGTCGATGGTCTCGCCCACGTGCCGTCGACGCTCGCGATGCCCATGTCTCGAGCACTCCCCTTTTGGGTCTCGTGCCACGCCATGAATCTCGCGATGACCTCAAGTTCCTCTGGGACGAGTGAGATGTTGCGCCTAGATGTTGAGCTCTTGGGCTTCTCCTTGCGGTATGGCTGCTCATTGCCGGGCTCCACGACCGTGCCGCCGATATGGATGTATCCGCGCTTTTGGTACACATCCTTGGGGCGCACGGCGCACACCTCGCCACATCTGGCGCCGGTGTGCAGGGCGAGCCACGCGGCAAAGGCGTTGCGGCGCTCGATGCTGCTCACCTCCACCTCAAAGCTTACGATCGGGTCGAGGTAGGCGTTGAGGATGGTAACGTCATCCTCCTCAAGCGCGATCGCCTCGTCCTGGTCGCGGTAGGGCTTGGCAGCGTCGAGCAGAGGATTGGCTTCGGCGAGCCCCACGCTCACGAAGTATCTGTAAGCACCTCGGAGGAACTGATATACCGCGTTGACCGTGTTGGGGCTCAGGGGCTTGCCGTCGCGCGAGCCGTGGCGCAGCAGTACGCCGTTTAATCTCGTGAAGTCGAGCGCCGTGAGCTCGTCGGCGCGCTTGCCGCGTAGGAACCGAGTGATGTAACAGCGCAGGAATTGGCGCCACTGCTTCACCGAGTTGGGACTCGCACCGTTGAGCTCGCGCATCTCGATATAGTCGGCGAGCATGTCGGTGAGCACCGTGGAGCGCACACGACCGTCTGCCGTGAGGTCCGATGCCCAGATCGCCGCGGCGACTCGGGCATCTGCCTCACTGGTTGCCTCGGGAAAAGAGCGGTAAGCCTGAATCTTCTTGCCTTTTGAATCCTTGCCAAGATATATTCTGCTGTACCAGACTCCGCGAGAGTCCTGCTTGACTGGGACCGTTGCCGCCATGGTTATCCCTCTGCCCCTACCGCTTTGGCGCTCCTAACGATCACGTTGAGTGCGAATAGCGATGGCTCAACGAGGAACTCATCGATTTCAATGCTCCAGTCGTTGAGCTGCGAGAGCATGTCGCACGTCTCGGCGATCAGGTTGAGGCACATCGTGACACCGGCTTTGTCGATGTCCTTGCCGTCGAGCGGCAAGGTGAGTGCGACATCGCCATCGGCTAGGCTTCTCGCGACCTTTGCAAGCGTATTGCAATTCGCAAGTACGGTTGAATCGCTAGCAGTCATCGTCGCTCACCTCAATCTCACCGACGCGTAGGTCACGCAGGATGGTCGGAATGGTCTCAATGTCGAGCTCAAGGTCTTTCTGCATGCGATCAACCGCGACCTCGAAAGTCTTTTGGATAATCCCGACAACGAGCTCGCGCGAATCGTGCGACGTATCGCCCATCTCCATGCCTGCAATCTCCTTGCAGAGCACGTCGCAGGTCGACGCGATGGCATAGGCGATCTCGGGATACTTGACCGGTTCATCGTCCTCAACTTTGAGTGACGGCATGCAGTGGTAGGCATCGGCACCGACCGTGAGAATCAATCCCAAAATGTAGTCAGTCGAGAGAGTCATAATTTGATAACTCCTTTGTTTGTGTTTGCTGGGATGGGAACATTTGTTCCCATGACCTGAACGGTCTCGATTTCTGCCGGATTGTCGACCGGCACGATCTTGATATGGACGCCGGGGTTTTGCCTGTCGATTGCGACCATGGGCACGACCGTTAGCCACTTTTGAGAATCATCGACGATGGCACCGGCGCCATCGAGCTTGCTGCCGCGCGGGCGGCTCAGGCCGTCGAGCACCCATTTGAGCCCGCCGTAGACGTTGGGAATGTCTCGCCGGCGGTCACGCTCGATAAAGGTGACGTAGACGAGACAATGTGTCACAGGTGGAGGCCAGTCCGCTTGCCGCATTGCGAGCGCTGCACAGGCAGCAACGTGATGGACGTTCTCACGCTCACGCGCGGCACCGGCGTAGCGGGACGTGTTGACGGCCTTTATGTACTCATTCCAGCCGTCAACGTGAGTACGCTCGCCTTTGGGACTAAGCCGGTTTGACGGTACAAAGAACTCGAGTGGCCTCATACGAATCGCGATCCGCAGCACGAGCAATAGACATCGTCGCAAGAGACCTCTTGGTTGCACTCGCTACACGTGAAAATCACTGTATCGTTGACAAAATCTTTCATCATGTCCTTGCCCGCCGTGCGCTCGGGCCTGTAGACCTTTCCGCTGGTAACTTTGATAAAGTCAGGGTCGCGCGCACAATCGATTTCAATTGAAAGCTCAGTATCGTCCAGCGCCTGCTTAATCTCGTCATCCGTCATTCCCATACTCCAATCGCTCGCTTGATTCGCTCGGCAATCAGGGCGCAGCTCGCGCCGGTCGCCACGGGCTCGGGAATGTCCCCGAGCACCAAGAGGTCGCCAACGAGCTTTTCGAGCGCATCGAGGTCGGCTTTTACGTAGCTCGCGCCCTCGTACTGGATGATGTCTGGGGCTTCGTGTGCCTCCCTGTAACCGCAATGTGAGACGGCGAGGGCATTTGTCACACGAGTTGGCGAATAGGCCGCTACCTTAGTTTTTGAATCGGTCAGTACGTCCTTGCTGGCGCCGGCTTTCTCGTAGCTTTCGCCCATGAAAAGGATCACATCGGGCGAGCCATTGGTCGGTCCATAGTCAGGCAAAGACATGATGCGCTTTTTACGCTCCATATACCTTGTCCTCCAATGCGTTGACTCGGCGCTTGAGTGTGTCGATCTCTCCGCGCATTTTGATAATTCGATACCTACTCGTCTCGACGGTCGCATAGGTCGGCTCAATGGTCTTTTTGAGCACGATGAGGAAAAACAGCGCCGTCACTGCCGCCGCTGCGCTCACGACCGAGCAGATCATCGAGAGTATGCCTGCCGGCACGCCTAAATAAAGCGCAGCGACGACCAAAACGACAATCGTCGCGAATGCGAATGTGAAGCTGTCAACGATTAAAGATTTCATTTATCCCCTATCCCCACCACTCGCGCATCGGCGGTGATGGATGTTTTTGATTGGAACAATCGAACTCTTGAGCCATCGGCATCTTGTCGATGTCAAACAGACGTGCGAGGACGTTGGCGATGCCGATGTCAAACTCAGCAGGCCTCTCAGTCTTAAATGGGGCTCGTCGAGCCGTCGTTTTCGGGAAATGCGTACTCACTGAAAATCCCTTCCGCGCCGATGACTTGAATGGCAGCTGCATGAACGCATCGCACATCTCCGGTTTCAAATACCACGATTGCCCGCGGGTGAGACTCCTGTCCTGCCGGAAAGCCGTCGATAAGAGGCGAGGCCGGATGGGTCCAAGCCTCAACCGTGAAGCCAATGAGCAGCGCTCGCGCTTTCTCTCCCGGCATTTCACTCACGTAACACGGAGTTAATTGGTTATTCATAATCGGTCCCTTCGGTTGTTTTGCCTGATGAAAGCGGTAGTCCGCTCAGGGAATGTCCAGGCGCCTGATACCACGGCCTGTCATCGTCCATCCAGACATACTCGTGCGCGAACGGAGAGCAGCCCCCATAGCGATCGCGCTTGAGCGTTTCTTTCTGCCGAATTGCCCATCCTTTGGAATCAACGCTCGTGACTACCACAACGTCGCTGAGGCATTCCAGCTTCTCGCCGTCGGCACCGGTCAGCTCGATTGCCATTCCGTCATTCATCTCGCACGTCCTTAGGCGCAAAGATTGAATCGTCGATGACGGCATCGATTTCAGTGATAAAAGAGCCGGAGTAGTCTCTGTAGCCAAAGCCTGAGTTATAGAGACTTTGGCGTGGCTCGCGAGCGCATGCGCACTTCTTGGCATCGTCCTGATTGTCGAATGCGATGACCGGCTCATTCCAGGCATCCTCCCACTCGCCGCCACAATCGTTGACGAGATAGAGCTCGACCTTGCGCTTACTCATCGGCTTCACCAGATTGGTTGCAGTAAGGGTCAATCAGATCGGCAAAGCGATAGACGGAGTCTGCCGAGTACCAGTATTCGTCATCAACCGCGAAGCCAAGAATGTCCTCGACGTCGCCCGGGAAAATCATGTCGAACGGGTCAGCCTTGCGTGGTTTCAAGTTACGCAGCTGTTCGGCAAGGTCATGGAGAGAGGATTTACTCAGCATCTTTACGCTCCCTGTACTCGCAAAACCGAGTGCCACGGACCTCATCGAGACTGGCGTATCCTATGTCCGCGCAATTTAGCCTGTTATAGCGCTCAAGATACTTGGCACACGTGCACGATGGTTGAAGAAACCGGAATGAATGATGGGCGCACGTCTTACAGAGGGGAGTCCTGAGCCTGCGGAGATAGATGATTGGATGATTGAATGGGTCAGGCATTAGTTCTCCTCCTCCAATTTGCGACCGCAGAAAGGACAAAAGCTAATCGGAGTAGTCACGCTCCCGTAGTTGTCATGAGGATGCTCGACTAGAATCACCGGGGATCCGTTGAGCATCCAGCGGATGTATATCGCGTCAGGACTGCCAACTGCGGCATCAAGGCCGTCGAAGCCGTTGCAGTAGTCACACATCAGCTCTCCTCTCGGCAGCATCCAGCGCTCGATTGATGGCAGCTGTCCCGATTAGAATGTCGGGCATCATGCTCATCGACTTCACTGGCTCGACCACCACAAGGACTAATGAGATCGGCCAGGCGACGGACGGAGGTGATCTTCGCGCCACAGTGAGGACAAAACTGGAATTTGTAGCCAAAGAGAGCCATATGGTCCACCGTGTTCCCGCAATTCGAGCATGCGAATAGTACTCGCCCCATTTCTTCTTCGACAAAGCTCATGACGCAGGCATCAGGCTCGATAAGGTCTGCCAAAAGCTCAAAGCAATCGCCCTTGCCGAGAACGGCCTTGATTGCCTGGAAGCCCATCTGATACCTGATTGGCTTGTCCAAATACTCAGCTACTGAACCGGTCTCACCGAGCTGTCGTAATTCAGCAGCTACCTCAAGACGCCTTTTCAACTTGCTGCTCACGTAAGATCTCCTTTCCGCATTCGGGACAGAATTTCGGCTCGAATGAACCCATATCTCCAAAGCCGATGTACTCCATCAGGTGTCCGTTCCATCCGCACTCTGAGCACTCGAAATAGCCATCTCTCATGCGCTGAGTCGGAATGAATGGGTCTGGGACGTGCTCAACCAAGTCTTTGCAGGCAGGCACGTCTATGAGGTCGGCAATGTAGTCATACGGACATTCCCACGGGTTGAGACATTCGGGATAATCGATGTCCATCACCTCAAACAGCTCCTCGACAGACCAGTTAGGCTCGGAGCCGTCTGGATGCAGCAGCGAACATTCAATCAGGTCAAACTTCTCGCGCAGCTTGCCCGCAATTTTGCGACGCAGGTTATTCATCATCTGTCACCACCTCTGCACCGCAGTAGGGACAGAATCGGAATGGAATCTCAACATGAGCGTCATTGCCAAAGACGTGCGCCATGAGCGGCCTGCGCGTGAAGGTCTGGCCGCAATTCGAGCAGGCGTAGCCGATCCGCTCGGGTGTGCCATCAAAGGTGCAGGTGGGGCGGTCAATCAAATCGGCCAGGCGATAGAAAAGCGCACCGCTCTCGCCGCATGAGACTGCTCTGGAAATCTCTAACAGGTAGACTGCCGCCGCGAACAGGTAGCCCTGCGGAGGCCTCTCGTTGTCCATCTCCTTGCGACGTTGGCGCAATCTCGCTGCTGTCTCGCGGCGTTCCTCGTTGGTAATCGCTTGTCGAGCGCCAGTATTCTCACTGCCGGCGCTGCTCGGACGCTGCTTGTATTTCTCGCATGCACCGTGTTCGAGGCTCCCAATGCAGAATCCGTCGAGCTTGCAGATGCTGCCGTCGAGCCTGGCACACGTCGCGCAGGTCTTTTTGTCTCCGTTGTTAGTCATTGACGAGCTTCTTTCCACAGAACATGCAGTACCTGATGTGTTCGATGTGCCCCAACGCTGTTACGTTGGCGGTCATGCCGCCACAGATCGACGTGCCGTCAGAAATACTGAGCTCTGTATCGGTATCGATTTCGACCTTGACCGTAGGCTCGCCATCGTAGCCGCGCATCATGGTCATAGTCCCAATTGGTGCCGCGAAGTAATCGCGATGCGGAATGTTGTACACAGGTGCGACTTTAGGTCCGTCGCAGAAAAAGCAGCTCATTCGATACCACCTTGCAATTTGCATCCGCAGTCGGGGCAGTACGTTGCGTCACTCATATACAGCGCGGCGCACCCACACTCAGAGCAGGCCGAGCGACCGTCCTCATCTTCGATGAGGTGGCTCGTTCGCTCTCTCACCCACCTGCTGCCGTCACCATCGAGCACGACAACATCAGCGGTCGAGCGATGCGGAAGGTGCTGCTCGCTAGCGCTAGTCATTGATAACCTCCGCGCCGCATTCAGGGCAATGTGTAAACCCAAGGTCATAAGGCCACTCGGCGCCACATTTTGCACAAATGAAATAATTGCCATCACCGGCAAGATTGCTGGTTGTCGGCTGGTCAATTAAATCCGCCAGGCGGCGCATCACGCAACGCCAACTCGAATCCTCAGCGCCTGCAATCCTGGCAAGCGCGCGCCACAAGCTCTCACCATTCAACGAATCACTCGCAACGCGGCGCAACTCATCGGCAATCGCTCGCCTGTCATTCGTCGGCATTGGCAAGCCCCTTTCCGCAATGCGGGCATCGGATTGGTCGATATCCCATGACCTCGCAAAACACACCGGCAAGCTCAGACCAAGTCAGATCTGGACGCTTGCGCATAGCGTTGGCAATCGCAGTCGCAACATGCTGCTCATCAAGCATTCTTTTAACGACAGGGCGAAGCTCATTCTTTAATTCCTCGCGCTCTTTCTCGTTAAGAACCATCAAACTTCACCTCGAATCGAGTAGTTATACAGGTGTCTGTCGTAGCTAATTCCAAGCTGCCGCACTACCTCATCAATGGAATTGGAGAATGGCATTTTCTTGACGTTCGCCACCTGCTTGGTCGTGTCCACAAGGTCTTTTGCCAAGTCGTACTTGTACACAAAGCAAAAGGCAGAGCGCCACCTCGTTTCGCGAGCATCTTTGCGCTCGAAATGCTTAATCAGGTAGGCATCACCGCTCTCGTTAGCCAAAATAGCCTGGCGATAGATGCTCATGACCTCATCGATGACCTCGATTGAGGTGATCTTGAAAACGTTGCGCTTGTCGGCGAAAAAGCAGTAACCATCGCCTTTGCAAGTGACTCTCATCTCGTGTCCAGGTCGAGTGCATCCGTTGCAGAGATACTTATTTGCTACAGTGCGCATCGTGTAGGTCTCGTACTTACACGAGCCTGGGATGCAATCCTCACTCACTTCGCCACATCCTTGCTTGCTTTCCATTGCTCGAATTCCTTACGGGTCTCGTCTTTGGTAAACCACTCGGTCAGCTCGCGCTTGAAGCGCTCAGCGAACTCATCAGCGCTCATAATGTCCCTCGCAAAGCGCGAGTTCGCGGCGCATCATGAGCCAGAAGGCGAGCATGATTGCACCCACCATGGCAAAGACGAGCGCCATGTTGAGCGCAGGCGGCAGGCGGTCGATGAACATGCAGATCGGCTCAACCATGAGCAGAAGCGCAAAAATAGCAGCGGATGATACAATTGCTTTGGTCATTTTGCTTACCAGCTTTCCTTGACCGCGGCCTGGTGGTGTTGCAGCACTACTAGGCCTTTTCTTTTAGGTGTTGATCGCCACATCGTGAGGCACGGCATCAGGTTGGCTACCAGTTGAAAGGAGCGAACCGGCTTGCCGTTGAGCCACCTTGCGATTGGCAGGACATGGCACACGTACTGACCACCGCCAAAAGGTCGTACCTCACGATGTGGCGATCAGGTAGCGGGCTAAGCCGCCTCGTCGCTGAGGTCATCAAGTGAGCAGCCGATGATTTCAGCGATCTTGCAGACCTCGCACCAAAGCCATGGCTGCTCGCCATTTAGCTTGTTGCGCAGACTCCGCGTTGTAATTCCAAGACTCTCTGCCAACTCACTTTTCGAATTACCCGGCTTCAAAAGCCAAGCACCGACCTCATTGCAAATTCCCTTGCACATATTTTCACCTCCTCACCTGCACTAATATCCTATCGGCGATTTTTAGGATAATCGCCTATAGGCTATTTTGCAAGCAATATTTTTCGCCTATAGGATATTTTTTTCCGAATTGGTACAATTGAGAATGAAA